GTTTTCTAACTGGTTGATCAGATCGAACTTGAGTTCTTCGACGTTTGCGATCGGTGTGTGTAGGACACGGTCAGTATCGACACCGAACTGTTCGAAGTATGACTGCGGAGAACCGAACTCCGAATCATAAAAGAGGACAACCGCCTCTGGTTTTGCGTTAAGATATGCACCCGCCATAAGTAATGCGAATGATGTCTTGAAGTGTTTTGATGGTCCCGCAAGGACGGTAAGTCCCGGCGAGATACCACCGTCCACGGAACCGGATAACGCGACGTTCACCATTGGAACGTCGGTAGGTACCATATCTTTTTCAGTGAAGAACTTACTAGTCGAGAGGGTCGATGTCTCCTTGATCTTGCTGTTCTTCTGTAGTTTGTCCATTATCGACATTCTTGCTTCCTCCGAAATCTACGAATGTAATGTTGTTGACTTTTTCACGTTCATCGAGTTCATATTGTACCCTATAATCGCTGTTGATGTCAAGAACTTTTTCAAGTAAATCAAACGACGCAATAGTTCCGTCGTCCTTATCATGTGTAGAAAATCGCAAGAATGCCTTGGTGTCTTTTGGTAAACACGCACCACCGAATCCACGTTTTCCATCGAAGCCTGGTACACGAGTATGTCCCACACCTACACGATCGTCTTGTCCAACAGCACGAACAACCGTGTTAAAGTTGCACCCATACAAGTTAACCAGATCGTACAACTGGTTGAAGAAGGTGACCTTAGTTGATAGGAAAGAGTTTATCGTGTATTTAACAAAGGACGCCTCATAAGCACTCATTCTGTGATAGTCATTAGACTCACATGAACCGAAGATCTCATAGATATCTACTATTTCAAGTACTGCCTGTGGTGTACCTCCCATCACGTGGAATTTTGCAGAGACGAAATCCGCCTTCGCATTCTTCTCTGTGAGGAACTCTGGGTTATAACAGAATCTGTCGTGTTGTTCTTTGGACATGGACGCGTACAAACGATCGACCACGTCCGGTGTGATAGTTGATTTTACAACAACCAATGCGTTTGTGTAGTTCAGTGATTTCAATACCGAACTCTCTACGATCGATGAGTTTACCGAACCGTCGTCGTTCGACGGTGTCGGCGCACATACGAAAACGCAATGTGGTTGTTCGTCTGGTAACATGGACTTGAAGTCTTCCACGTCATTATTGTATTTTTTTGGATCGATTAACATGTGTTGCACGAGAGGATGTGTAAAGGCAAACTCAACCGCCTGTCCCACAAACCCATGTCCAACTATTGCAAGTCGGAAAGTTTTTTCCGTATCGTCAGTTGCCATTAGGCATCTACCTCATTGTATGTTTTGTACCATTCATAGAAACGTTCGACCCCCTCCGCGATACTGACCTTTGGATCATATCCAAGTGCCTGTAATTTCTCAGTGTTAGACCACGTTTCTAAAGTGTCTGCTGGGTGCTTAGGTGCTAAGTTCTTGTTGGCTTCCTTGCCGGTGTTCTTCTCAATCTCCGAAATGAAGTCCATCAACGCGACCTGTTCTCCACGTCCGATGTTGAAGATCTCACCGGACGGGATGTCGGTATTATCTAGGACGATCTCAATACCGTCTAGAATGTCATCGACATAAGTGAAATCACGTTTCATGTCACCGTAGTTGTAGACAGTAATCTCATTACCCGCAAGGATGTTTTTAGTAAAGTCAAACAATGCCATGTCCGGTCGACCCCAAGGTCCATAGACCGTAAAGAATCTCAGACCAGTGGTGTTCAGAGTAGAGGACTGCATTTGACACTCGTTAGCCCACTTGGTATACCCATATGCATTAAGTTGTTTACCTGTCTCTTTACCTTCAACCCAAGGCACTGGGGATCCCGCGTATACACATGAGGTGGACGCGTAGACAATGCGAATTTCGGGGAAATGTTTTTTGCAAGTGTCGATTAGGTTTTGTGTTGCGTCGATGTTGTTTCGATGGTAACTCTTTTCCTTACCCAACGAATCACGCACACCTGCCATTGCAGCCAAGTGGACTATTGTGTCCGGTTGAAACTCTCGAATGAGTGCTTCGGTCTTTACTTCGTCGCAAAGATCACAACCCCAGATGTCGAGGTCGAAATGCTTCATGCGGTCAACTTTAAGGGACGGGCTATATAAATGTTTATTAAAATTGTCAATACCTTTGACAACCAAACCGTCTCTTTCTTTCAATCTAGCCATGAGTTGCGACCCGATAAATCCTGCCGCTCCTGTAATTATTACACGTTCCATTCATCCATTCCTATAAACATATTCTAGTGCACGATCCGCCTCCACATGCAACGGTCTATTATCATACCATTTGCCTGTGTCGAGGTCGAACTCTCTACAAAGTTCTTCTATTTGTTTTGCAGTGATCGGATACCCTCGCGAGTAAGCGTTCCCTGCGATTGCGACCATGATCGCATAAATCTTTGAATACCAACCTGTCTCTGAAATCGTCTGATATTCCACACCCAGTTTCTTGGGCCAGAACGGACAATCTCGATAGGATGTCCAGCGGTAGTCGGTGTTATTTAGTCCATTCTTACGGTGTTCAATTACCGCCTTTTGCATTTCTGGTGGTAATCTATCTAGGAAGGAATTTCCTGTCTTTTCAACGTAGGGATGTTTCGCGATCAACTCAGAAACATTAAGAGGTTCGCCTTGATTTGTGATGAAGAAACTTTTCGCATTTGGATACTGTGCGGGCACATAATACATACGCGCTAGGTCTTTGGTCTGGGGATCTCCGATATCACCAAGTTCGGTATTCAATGCATACCAGAAAGCCTTGATTCGTTCATTCTCAACATTTTCATCTAGTCTAAAGACAATTCTAAATTTGAGATGGTCTTCTCGACTCGATGCAGTGTTGTACACAACATATTCATATCTTCCGAAGGTTTCATACAACTGTTCGTTAAGGCTTCGTACATCACTAGAGAAACTGTGATCATCAACATCAACGCAACACCAGCCACCCCAATAGTTAGTAGATTTGTTACTGCGAGTCGTACCCACTTCGAAAACAGCAGGACTAATAAGAGGACTAGAATTATTTCCACCCTTTTCTCCTTTTTCCTTATACATGTTCTTCAACGTTTTGACAAACTTATCCCAATCACCTAATACCATATGGCGATGAGTCTTGTTGTCGAACTGGTTTTTAAATATAGTTAATTCATACATGGAGTGTATCATACCACACACTTAGTGTATCTGTCAATGAAAAAAGGGGACTTAATGTCCCCTCTTTTTTAACCGACTACTAATTGTTCTTTCTGATCTTGCAAGAGTTTTAGACCAACCTCTTTAAACTCAATCCCCGCCTTCTCCATGAAGAACTCTAACATCTCACGATCCACAATGTTCTTCGGACCACCAATCCAAGACTCGTAATCAGCGATAGATGGGTGACGTACAAGACAAACAGCACCTTCGTAGGCGAACTCTTGTTGTGCACGGTAGAAGTTAGACATGAAAGTCTGGATTGAACCACCCGAACCACTGGTGATCACTTCTACATAGGTCTTACCATCTTTATTGAAACTTGGGATGATATCTTCTTCAAGATGTTTCTTCTGGGCACCACGTGTCCAGTTAATCAGTTTCTTACCGACAAGACTCAGTTCGTATTTCTCAATCGACTTCTTCGCCTTGTTTATAGCAGAGTTGATTTGACGTTGGGTGATGTTGAACTTCTCAAGTGCAAGGATCATTGCATCTGAGTCTAGGTCGATGTTGTGGTTGTAGTAGAGACTCTGTGCAATCTTAGAAAAGTCTTCTGATTGGTTAACCTTTGGTTGAATCTTACTTTCCTGAACATTCAACAACATGCCCAAGTATTCAACTTCCGAATCCGTCATACCTTCCCACATTGACAAGGGAACCCGAATGACCTCAAGGGTAACACCGTGTTTTGAATCATCGGTCGCACGAGTGGAGTGGTTACCACCAATACCGGCAGAACCATCAACACCATATTTGTCATCACCCTCTTCGTAGTAACCTTCTAGGAGAACCGCCTGAAGTTTTAACTTCTCAGTGTTACCGTGTTCTTCATCGATAGCGTTCTGGATATTCTGTTTGTGCGTCCAGTCATCTTCTGCACGTACCTGAATGAATTTTACCTTCCCAACCTCAGACGCCATCTCCTGTTCTCCGGTCATGTTCTTGATATCTGCAGCGAGAGTCAAGACACGTTCCATATTGAAATTCTTACTTGAGGGAGACCCGTTAGACTTATTAAAAAACATCACATTGGATTTCGCATTTGTTTCACTTAGCATTCTATATTCCTCATTTTGCATTGCACCGTAACTTCCGGTAAGTAGCACTTCATAATCAAAGTCATCATAACTCTCTCTCAAGAGTCGGTTAAATTCCTCACAAGTGGAGGAGTGGTTGTATCCATCGGAGATCAATCCCTTGTGGATACCAACATACATCCGTCCAGTCGGACGGTGTGTGTATCTGTATAAGTAAGCTTCATATTTCATTTCATAACAACTCATCTCAACTTTATGTACACATTATACCGCATTTTGAAAATAAGTCAACACTTAAACGTGACTTTTTTTAGGTAATAAGTCACATTTTTAATTCTTTCATCCGATTAGAGAATTGGGCAAAATACTGATCTTCAGTGAGTAATACTTTGGAGTAGTTGTTCCTATACTCCTCTAATTTTTTGTTCAAAACCTCTTCGTCTCGCAACTCAAGGATGCGTTCCTCAAGTTCTTCAAACGTATGGACTCTTTGCCAAGGATCTATGTTATAGGTGTTGTCAATATCATAGTCTTGCCACACGAACGGTATCATACCAATCGATAGTGCCTCTGGGTATCTCGATGTAGTTGCTTGAGGATCCAACCAGTTGAAACACAGAGTCGAACGGGCGGGTTCTAACATAGGATATAGTTTGTTCCAATCCTTGATCCACTTCGACTGTCTCTTCACACCAGAAGGAAATCCACCAACCATAACGGTCGATAACTGAGACCGATAGATTTTACGAATCGTCTTCTCTCTGTCGTTCCCGTGTTTCATCCTTCCCCAATACGCAAAATCAATACTCTTACCTTCATACATCATTTCCGTAATCGGATTTTTGAGTCTTTGGATAAAATGGTATTTCATACCATGAATGTTTCCGCTGAAATCAATCTCATCGATAGTGATGAAGTGTTTGATGTCCGGCAAAAAACTTCGATACAATTCTTCAGTGTCTCCCCGATCACTCCTAAACATGACCACAGTCTTGCCTGCAAAGTAAGGTGCAATCTTCTCAATGTGTGACTCACTCTTCGCCAAGTCTTTTGGGTTCATTTGCAACTCACCGTGATATCTGAACTCACTATCACTGGGAATAACAATGACATCCGCCCACTCAATGGTCTCTGGTGTTCGTTTAGGTGTCGATCCATCCAAGGAACAATTGTATGTGTCGTAATTGTGTTGTGGGTTAGCCTTCATCCACTTGACATAGTTTTCAAAAAAACTATCAAGGACAGTTTGCAACGGTCCTTCATATCGGACAAAAGATCTGAGTCTCGCAATAGTAATATTCATCGTATGATATCAATCTCGTTCATAGTTTCTTGGTTCCAAACTTCGAGCGTCTGCCTAATTCGATCTTCTCGTGTCAGTTTTTCGTATCGTTTGGTCGCGAGTTTCTTCCACCAGTTAACAACGTTGTTTAACTCAAATCGATCGAAATTCTCCGCCTTGACTAACTTATCGGTATTTCCAAGAAGAACGTCACGCACATTCGAATAACCATATTCGGACATGTAGAAACGTTTTTGTGTTGTGACATCACCCGCAGTCGCAATCTTTTTTGAAAACATCTCGTATGCTTTTGTATCGTGTTTTTTGAGTGATGACTTTATAACACCAACCATCTTGGTTTGCATTTTCAGTTTACGCGAAGATACACCCTTCGGTACGATTTCTTCTCCTCCATTCTTCTCAATGAACCAATCACGCATACGAGGATACATATCTTCACCCAAGGTCAATAGGAACTTAGATTGTGTATCTCCCTTATATCTCAGATAAGGTCTCATGCCATCATACATCGATGCGCCTTTGAGATTACCATATAGAGATGTGGTTTCAAACAGACAAAACTCTGTATCATACTTCTTGTTTAAAAGTCGACGACTTTCGTGTGAACAACAGATAGCAGCGAGAAGTTTACCACCAAGGTAGTTGTACCCAAAGGGTTGAGAAGGAACAATATTGAATCCCATAATCGCTCGACGGTTGAAGATGTCGAGATCTGGAACACCCCCAAGGTATTCATTTCTTGGTTTCGAATTTATCAGTGGGGATCCAAAACGAATGAATCCAACAATCGTATTTGTGGTCTTCTCCATGACAACCATTTTATGTGTCTTGCCTGGCGATTCGTCTGGAGAGAAAGACGCTGTTTTTTCTAATAAGGTATCGAACATCTCGTTAGGTAGTTGTTGTATTCTAAAGTCCATATCCATAGGATGCAAATCGAACTGTTGAAAAAGATCATCCTCTACACTAAAACCGGGCAGTGGTGTAGGGATGTTCCGAACACGTTCAATCTTACGCGCACGAAAATAGTCGTCGATACGTCCGAAGTTCTCGAAGTATTCGATAAATTGTAAAGACGCCCACATAGCGTCTTTCTTAGATAAAATCATGTAGTACTCCCATCAATACTACACATTATACTAGAAAAATGGAGACCTGTCAATAAAATTATGCAGCGTCCCCATAGAGGTTCGCCTCTTTTTTGAAGCGCCATTCCTCGCGCACAGGTTCATCAAAATTTTCTAGAGAACATGCGTCCTTACCCATAGAGTCCTGTTCCCATCGACGGACACCGACAACCTCGTTCTCGAAGTTGAGTGCCTTCTTCTCACAGTACAACTGACCGAAGTCTACCGTCGCGCAGATCGCGGACTCCCAGAACTCGATGTGGTCTTCCTCACGGAAGTCGATAAGATCGACGACCGACTCGGAGATGATGTACTCCTCAGAGTATGCAGATGAGTGCTCGATAGAACGCTCAACGTCGACCCACCACTGAGAGTCGGCAATATCCGCCGCAGAAGCAGAGATGAAATAGGTGTCGCCACCCTTGGACTTCCAGTGCTGAGGGCAGTAACCCTCACCGTTCCAATCGTGGGCACCGTAGTTCTCACGGAACTGAGTGGCGATAACAACAATAATTGAATTACTCATTACACAAACTCCTGATATTCATCATAGGTTAAGTACATGTCGGTAGTGGGATCAAGATAGGCACCTTCACGTGCATCATAGTACAAGACTCTATCACCGTCATAGAAAAATGGACCTTCCAGACCCACACGTTCTTGATACTTCTCGCGGGTTTCATCTGAAATGTTCAAAATTCTGTATCCCATAACAACCTCTCTCATGACTTTATGTACCCATTATACCAAAGTATGAGAGAAAGTCAACACTTAAACGTGACTTTTTTTAGGTAATAAGTCACATTATCCAAAGAAATCCTCAAGGGTTGCGGCTGGTTCTGCCTTCCACCCGACCGCATCAAGGATCGGTTCCAGTGGGTCAAGGAAGGTCTTGTCGAACATCATGTCATAGTCAACGAAACTGTGTAAACCGAGTTCAGGGGGAAGATTGAGCGGGAACGATACAACATTCTGTCCCAATCGGTTTGGTAGTTTGAGGTAACAGAACTTGATCTTGGTTCCGGTTGTCACGTTTTCATAACGTGTAGTGAGATCGTTCTGTTTGATTGCGTTGTTATAGGTCAACGCGCCACGAACGTGGATAGGGCATGATTTCTTAAAAAGATGTTCACGGTCGATCCACTTGTCAAGATTGGAAACACCACGGGGGAACGATACATCTTCGGGAGGCAGAGTCTTAAAGTGGGACCGGAAGTCTCGAATATATCCTTGAGTGTCAGTCTCAGTACCTTCCACAATGACGCGGAAGATCTCCTTGAACTTATCACGGACGACCTGCGGAGTGGAAGATTTGATCGCTTCGATACCCATCATCTTGAGTTTAGGTTCTGTGTACTGGACACCTTCATTGTTGTGGACGTTTAGGATGTATCGTTTCTTCGCCATCCAAATCCCACGATCCGCGATTACCTCACGTCCCATCTCCATGCGGTTGACATACGCACCCATAGCAATAGACATCTTATCATATGACTCAGCGAGTTTCTTTTCGAAATGAGTGGAACATATCTTGTCTAAAAACTTTACTGGATTTTTAGGAGCAAACTTGTCAACAAGGCCCCCCATCCTAATATAAACAGAGTCCGTATCAATGGCCACCACATAGTCTTCTTCAGTTTCGAGTATTTTTTGCATTTCATTATTAACGGCCCTCTCTGCCCATTTGATCGCCAACTGACCCGCCATCGTGATAGACTCAGCGACCCGCTGATCGAAGTAACGGAACCACTTATTACCCAACGCACCATAAAGTGAGTTCATTAGGATCTTGATTGCCATCTGTTGGTTGTTTAATGCGGTAATCTTATACTGCAATATCTTGTTAGGATTGTTCTGATACTCTTGATCTAACTTTAACATCTCATCTTTGACGATTCTACGTTCAGAGTAATATTGTTCAATGATCTGTGGAATGATGCCTTTATGTTCGTGAGAGAATCGCACACCCGTGGGCGCGAGGGAATATCCTTCACCTTGTATCTGTTGACCATCAAGGAAAGACTCTACCGATGCGTCCACCAGACCGTCCATAACGGTCTCTGGAGACATGTTATACTGAACAATGATGTTCGGGTATAGAGAGTTCAAGTCGAACGAGGTGACCCATTCATGCGATCCTACCTGTGGTTCTTTAACATAACCGCCTGGATATGGAGTCTTCGGTTTTTCGGTCTTGGGTGGGATTGCGATCTTGTTCTTATTCAGAAGTCGATAGATGATCGAGTCCCAAATGTTCGTGGTACCCAAGGTGTCTCCGTAGTTCACACCACCGCGATACGCCATAGTCAGAACCAGAGAAATAAGGTCGAGTTTCTCATCGAGTTTGTGTACCAACTCCACGTCTTTGACGTTGTAGTCAATAAACTTCTGGTAGTCCTCACGATAGAGAGTGTGTAGGTTTCCGTGTTCCTCATATGAAAGTTTACGTTCGTCTAGGACGACGTGGGCGATGTGGTCAAGTCGATATGACTCTTGTTGTCCCAAGGTGTTGTATGTAAATTTCTTGAAGATTTCAATATAATCAAGGTGTTCCATACCCTCAATGATGTATTCTTGATTGTCACGCCCATTGATCTTCTGTACACGTTCACGTACTGCACCCCAAGGTGACAGACGTTTTAATAAAGTGTCGTCACCATACATTCGGTAGCATCGGTTGACGATGTAGGGGATATCGAAGAATCGTGTGTTCCATCCGGTGACGATGTCCGGTGAGTAGGCAACCCAGTGGTCTACGAACTTACGCAGTAGGTCGTCCTCATTATCACACTTAATGAACAGAACGTCCTCGCGCGTGGGCGTGTAGTCGTTGAGTCCCCAGACCCAATACATACCATCGTTCTTGCGAATCGCGATAGAGATTATCGGATGTTCCGCAACATCTGGAGACGGAAAACCTTGATCTGAAGCGACCTCAATATCAATATTGAGAACTCGAACATCTTTACGTTCAAATTTAATGTTATTGGGGAAAGTCTCCGCGATGAACTGCATCGCGTAGTTGGTCATACCGTAGACCTTGAAGTTAGAAACCTCACGATATTGTTTTGTAAACTCAGTCGCTTCTTTCATGGAATCGAACTGCATTTCCGTGACAGAGGTGCCATCTAGAGTTCTCCAGTCTGACGGAGAATTTCCGGTAACATAGAGTTTGGGTTTGAAGGGTACGCGCAACTTGAACTGTTGTCCATTCTCATAGCCGCGGTATAGTATGTTGTTGCCCATTCGCAACACGGATGTATAAAATTTACTCATGGGACGTATTATATCCCATTGTGAGGTCAGTGTCAATCAATAACTTTGAAAAACTTGTGCCTTTTCCAAGGTTCATCTTGTAGTTGTTGTTTGTAACTATGGTGTTCCTGAGTGACAGAGAGCCCTTTCGAAACAACCTGAGTAGTAGGTGTAGGTAACCCGTGTGATTTATCCAATGGATCATTTGTATTAAAGAACTTCCCAATTTCACGACCAACGCCTATAGTATCACAGTTATGCCATGGGTGTAAAGAAGTAATGTGCTTTCCGTAGTAATTAATATCCGGATGTGATAGGTGATTTGTGGTGTATGTTCTGAAAAGACGTTGAAGAACACAGTAAGGACCGCAGTTTATTGGAAAGTCATTGGTAGTCAACATGTGATACGCCCAGTGACAGAATCTTGGGTCGAGGGAATACATACCCATGAACAGTCCAATGTTTGCATAGAGAGTTTCGGGTGTTAGAGTGACCAGAGCCTTAAAGGACTCGTACCGTTCTTCTAACATCCACGTGTCATGCTCGATGACCCACACGCGTTCACCGCTAACCGCACACTGACGCATGATCTCCCAGTGAGAACACATCCCCGCCTTCTCTGTTGGTGAGTGGTCTTCCTTTGGTTGTCCGAACTTCTTATTGTCCAGTGTCATCAAACTACGCGACCATGTGTATCGGTCTACGTGTTCTTGGAAGTCTTCAGACTCTGGGGTGATAGCATCGAAATGTTCTATAGAATCAATATATCCCTCACGCAAGGCGCGTTCGAATGAATACTGCGAGAGTGCGGCATATTCTTCGGATACTTTGTTTCCCTTTATGACGATCTGAACTACTTTCATACGAATCTCTGAGTGTAAAATCCTTCAAGGTGTATCGGGGATTCTGTGTAAACGCAAGCGTACAAACCTCTACTGTAGATAGACCTGTTCTTACCGGATCTGTGATA